GTTGTAGATGGACGATAAAAATCCATTTCAATTGCCCAGTCGTCTATCACTAGTGGATCTCCTGCATCATCTTGAACATACATTTTAAAAGAAGCAGTATCGCCTCTTACAATTGTCCAAACAGATTGTGGTGGCTCAGAACCAATAGCGATTGGTGATTGATTTCTATAAGTTGCCATTATGATAATCCTGCTTTCATTGATCCCCAACTGCCGTTCCCTTTAACCGTGCCTACAAGTATAATTCCATTTACATTAACATATGCAACAACACCTACTGCACCAGATCCAGAAACTGGTTGGGTGTCAGTAAGCCCTCCACCATCGGCGGTATACAAAATAGTACTTGAAGTAAATGCAGCAGTATCTACTCCTGAAAATACACCAGACAAAACAATAACACCGCTAGAGCCATCTGCTATTGCTGTTTGTGCTAATCCTGCTACAGGAAAAGTATTTATATCTGTTGAATCACATCTAGAAACTTCTGGTTTATTTTCTATTGAATCATATCCTGATATATATACAGGATCACCTTTTTGAATATTATCTCCACTATTATTTGAAACTTCAAGGGTATGTAAAGGAAGTCCAATAGATGGTAAAACTAATTCAATTTGTTCTGCTAATGACTGTATATCTCCTGATACATTAACAGGATCAGATAATACTGGATAAGGTAAATCATAAATAGGTGTTGAGCCAGATGCCATAGTTATTATATTATAGCACTTCTGCTGGCTTTTTAGTCAGGTTACAGATAGCATGAGCAGGCCTTACGTTAGACAGCGTATCTGGCCCACCAAGGGCTATATCTATTACATGTTCTATGTGGAGACCAGTTTGCCATCCAGGTCTACCTACTAGCCTTGGAGCGCTCATATCTATTTCTGTATTACATAGATAACAGTTTGTTCCATACAATTCCAAGACTTGTTTTTCTGTATAAAATTCATATCCATTATTTTTAATCCTGGCCCTTCTACGTCTTTTGGCTGATCTTTCTACTTCTATATTCTGTTGTCTATAATTCTTTACTTTATTAATTATGTATTCTTTATTTTCTTGATAATACTCTGCTTTTCTTTCTTTAATCTTATCTAAATTGTTAGTTCTATATTCTTTAACATTTTTTATAATCTTTTCTTTATTTTGCGAATAGTACCACTGTAAATAATGATTTTTACACATACCCTTTCCATGATGTGGCTTTTGACAATCATTTATAATACATATTTTCACATATCTAATATACCATATTGACTTGCTATATTACTCTCAAGTATGCTATACTGGTGTTACAAACACCATGGTAAATGGTGTTTTTTCATTAGGAGGACATATTGAGAAACAAAGTATCAATAGGGGTGCTTATCACGGCTTTTGGCCTTACTTCCCTTTTGGGTAGTATGCCTATGGCTAGTGCTAAGAACAATTTACTTAAACCTAAAGAAGCATTTCTTCATGCCGCCCCGCAAGGAGCGGCTTTAGTTGTTTCTAAGGGCAAAAGTGAATCAGTACTTAAGAAATACGAGAATGCTCATAGTCTTACCGACTCACAGTTGGTAGAACTTTTGAAGGCAGTTGGGTTTCAAGGCAAAAGCCTAAGAACTGCTTGGGCAGTTGCTAAGGCTGAATCCAATGGAAGACCGCTGGCTTTCAATGGCAATACAAAAACTGGAGACTCCTCATATGGAATCTTTCAGATTAACATGCTAGGTACTTTAGGTCCAGATCGTAGAGATAGATATGATCTTGATTTTAATGCCGCATTATTTAACCCAGTTATGAACGCTGATATTGTATACCGCATGACAAAAGCGGGTACTGATTGGAGTTCATGGTCATCCTACAATAAGGGTGCTCATTATAAATGGCTAGATAAATTCCCTAATTAATAAGGGATTATAAAAGTACCCCGCTGAAATATGCGGGGTATTTTTTTTATTTATAATTATGTAAAAGATACGCCAGTTAAAGGCAGTTCAGCGATTATCTTGTTTGTGAGCAGGTCGGCAAAGAGATAGCGGTAAGTTTTAGTCATACCGCTAGGCTACTCGGTTGGAGTAGCCGCCTTTGCTTCTGCTTCCGCCGCTAACCTTGCTTCCAGCATGGCTGTATTTTCTATGGCAATACCGCGTTCATATAAATAGTCAAGAGTTGGTTCAATAAACTTTTTACCGTCATAAAAAGAATACATTGTTGGTCTATTTTCTCCAACCCAAACTGCGTCATCAAAACCGTGTTCTATCGCAACGCGGTCAGCCAATTCTTCATCTTTAGAAGCAAAGACGGCGATTTGTTCAACCACATTGTTTTTTACAAATACATAATGTTCTTCTGCCATTTTTATCTCCTTATGACCAATAAGTTACTAAACAATAACCTGAGCCGCCATTACCGCCACTTCTCAAAGTTGTACCGCCATCTCTAGCGCCCCAACCGCCATCACCCGTATTTGCGTTAGCGTTTAGACCCGCGTAGTTTTCGCCAGGTACAGTACCGCCGCCAGCGCCAAAACCGTATAAGCCTGTTGGGTTTGAGTATATATTGTAACCAGCATTGCTCCATGATCTTATTGACAAACCTGCCATTGAGGCTCCGCCACCAGTAGCACCAGGAACGGCTAAAGTATCTGAACCTGCTCCGCCGCCTGAACCGCCTGTTCCTGTCGTTTGAGTTGAACTGAAAGATCCATTCGTCCCACCTGGTTGTCCGCCGCCGCGAGCGTTTGTACCAGCATTGCCATTAGTGCCGTTAGTGTTTCTTGCGCCACCGCCACCGCCACCGCCGCAAGTTATTAGAGAACCAAAAGATGAATTGCCTCCATTTGAACCAGTCGCATTGCTAGTAGCGCCACCAGCGCCTCCAGCGCCGATAGTAACTGTATAAGATGAACCAGGTGTAACAGTCAGCATTGTTTTTACTACCTGCCCACCACCACCACCGCCAGCGTTTGTACCTCCACCCGTGCTAGTTGCACCGCCACCGCCACCGCCGCCAACAAGCAAAACTTCGACAGCACTACAATTAGAAGGCGTAACAAAAGTTCCCGTACTTGTAAATTCTTGCGTTTTTTGAGTTACCCCACCGCCAGCGGCGGGAATTACTGCAATACCCATATTAAGATACCTCCACACCAGAAATGTGGAATGCTACATCTGTAGCAGATGCCCCACCAGTAATTGTATTTGTTGCAACCATAACTTGTTTGCAATCAATATAAATAGTTGTATTTGCAGCAATTGCTGTTGTATTATGTAGATTAACTCCACCCAATCCAAGTGTAAATGTACGTGCTGCAGATGCTGTATTATTAATTGCTATATTTGAAACAACTGTTGTCGTAGCAGAAGGAACAGTATATAAAACAGTTGCTGTGTTTGTTGTTGCAGAGCCTCTAAAAAGTGCTTTTGTTGTTGTAGCCATTAGTTACTACCTCCGATAGTGTTATTATATAGCATTTTTACAATGCCCCCATCAAAATCAATGTTAATTCATCTTGTACACTACCCGCTCCATTTAGGACAATATCTGTTAATCCTGAAATAGTAGTAATAGTTGCACCAGATGTAACTGTTGTTGATCCTAGTGTAGGAGCAGAATATCCTGTGATTGTTGTAAAGGAAAGTGTTCCTGTACCGTTTGTTTGTAATACCTGACCATTTGTTCCATCTGTTGATGGCAATGTCCAAATAAGGTTTGTTCCAACTGTTCCAGGGGATTTAAATCCAACATAATTACTTGAGTCAGTATCTGCAAGTCTTAGTTCTCCAGTTGCATTTAAAGTTAATGCTGTTGTTACAGTAGGACTTGCAAGTGTTTTACCACTCATTGTTAAAGTATTATTTGTAGTTGCTACTACTGTTGTATCTACAGAAAGAGTGATTGTTCCTGCTGTACCGCCACCTGTTAGGCCTGTGCCAGCGGTAACGCCATTAATGTCACCATCATTGGCTACCCATGCAGAGCCATTATAAAATTGAATTTGATTTAGTGGTGATCCACCTGCATCTTGTCTTACGAAAACTATTGTTCCTTGTAGTGGAGATGTTAGCGCTGCGTCTCTAGCGGCGGGATTTAAAAAGTTATTCCATCCATCTCTTGCTATTACAGTATCATCAAATGTAACATCATTTAAGTATGTTTGAGTATTAGTCCACTCATATGCTGAGGCTGTATCAATTTTTGCTCCAAATGCATACCAGGTATCTCCTACCTCGTCATACATGTAAGCGGGTTTACCGCTATTATCAAATGATGCTGGCATAGTGTTATTATAGCAGAATTATATCTGCTATACCTCGCTTTCTATAGGGTCCCATAAACAAATATCTTCATTAAGTTGCCATTCGCCTACCGTTGGTTTTGGCGGTATAAAAGCATCTCTAATTGGATCATATAAATATCCAACACCTGCATAATTTTTTCTTAGTGGAGTGCCGCCTTCTTTATGTATTCCACCATAAGTATTGTATGAAGTTTTTATCCATGTACCGCCAAGGTTTTCAATAAGCCAAGAGTAGCCTTCATCACCTGCTGGATCACTGTTATCTCCAACAGTTACTTGTATAACAATACTATTTTCGTTAATTTGTGCCCAATGTGCCATTATCCACCTACCGAAGCCTTAGTATATCTTACAATTACAATTCCAGAGCCACCTGCACCACCAGAAAGATATGATGTAATTGTGGTTGTTCTACCAGATCCTCCTCCACCTCCACCAGTGTTTGCTGTGGCAGCATTACCATTAGAATTATTTACAGCACTTCCACCGCCACCTGAGCCACCACTTCCAGCAGATCCTGTATATACTGATCCACCACCGCCGCCTCCACCATAAGTGGTTCCAAAAATAGTTAGTCCTGAGCCACCATTTCCATTTGTGCTACTTCCAGCAGAACCAGCACCACCTCCTCCACCAGAGACACCGCCAACAGTCCAATCATTAGTATTAGACGTATAGGAATTTCCTCCAGCATTACCTTGTCCTGAAGTAGCACTTCCTCCATTTGCAGTTAAAACTCTATTTGAATCTGGTCTTGCAACAATACCTGCTCCACCACCAGATCCGCCAGAATTTGCATTAAATGCATCATATGAACCATAGCCACCTCCAATAGCAGTTTCTGATCCAAAAACTGTATTATTTCCATTAAGTCCAGAATTGCCAGCACCACCAGATGCTGCGCCAGCACCTACTGTTACAGAATAAGAATTTGCTGCTAGTGTTTGAGATGTTTTATAAATTATTCCACCAGCACCTCCACCACCTCCGCCATATCTCTGTCCTCCACTACTAAAGTAAAAAGATCCTCCACCAGAAGCACCCCCTGCAACTACTGCATAATCACATGGTAAGGATGTATTGCTTACTGTAAATGTTCCATTTCCTGTAAAAGTTCTATAATAATATGTTGCATCAGATGTTAGGGTTCCACCTGTTACTGTTGGCCATACTGGAGTTATACTGTTGCTTGCAGCAGATGCTGTTGAAGTTCCATTATTATTTGTTGCAGTTACTGTAAATGTATAGGCAGTACTTGTTGTTAAGCCAGAAACAGTTATTGGAGAAGATCCAGTTCCAGTAATTGAACCTGGTGATGAAGTTGCTGTATAAGTAGAAACTGCTTTGCCTCCAGTTGCTCCTGCTGTAAATGTAATAGATGCCGATGTTCCAGATGCTATTGATGCTGTTCCAATTGTTGGGGCTTGTGGAACTGTAGTAGCAGTAATACTTGCTGATACAGCAGATGAATCTGATGTTCCTACTGCATTAGTAGCAGTAACAGTAAAAGTATAAGAAGTATTTGATTGTAATCCAGTTACAGTAATTGGAGATGAAACTCCTGTATTTGTATACCCGCCTGGAGACGAGGTAACTGTATATTGTGTAATTGGAGCACCATTTGAAGATCCTGGTGTAAATGATACTGTGGCGGCACCATTATTGTATGCTCTACCAGTTCCTACATCAGTAGCAGTAACTGATGTTGGAGCATTTGGTTTTCCAGCACCCTGGAATCCTAATCCTCTAACACCTACTTGTCGTCCACCAATGATAGGCACTTAAGACTCCTTACGCAAACTTTGTTTGAGATCCAAATGCTGTAAATGTAGCAGATCCTGTTTTAATAATTGTATAAGAATAAATGTCAATGCTGTTTGCGTTACCCGCTGATGGTGCAGTTCCGTTCTGCCACTTTGGTGTTACTGAGTTTCCATCAATTTGAAATGCTGTTTGGTAATATGCAGGTGAACCTTGTGTTGCAAAAAATACAACAGTAATTGAATCACCTGTTGCTAAAATTGAATCTAAAGATGCTCCAGAACTTGCACGAACATTAAGTGTCCAGTTTCCTGTAGCAGAAGTTGTGTAATACCAAATACCCGCAGTATTTACATCAAGGTTAACTGTTCCAGTTGCTGCAACTGCTTGAACATTCCAACGCTCTTCAGGTGCAATTAAAATTGCTTGTGTAAGAGTCTTACCAGTCATAGTAAGAGTATTGTTTGTTGTTGCAACTACCGCCGTGTCAACGGCAACGGTAGGAACAGGACCAGCACTATCACTAACAGAAATACCAGTTCCAGAAGTTACTGCTGTAATATCACCAGACTCAGTAGCATTTACCCAACTTGTTCCATTATAAACAAGTGCTTGGTTTGTAGTTGGAGATGTAATAACAACATCTGTCAAAGCGTCGAGGGTAGTTGAAGCAATTCCCTGTAATGGATACCACGTATCTGTGGCGGTATCGTAAACATACCCTGGTTTTGGATCTGTAGTATTAAATGTTGGCATTATAACTCCTCTGGTTTATTATAGCAGATTTACTCTACTATCTCTTCCCAACTAATATTTTCTTCATTCCAATAATATGCTTTTCCATCGTTTGGATATGGGATTGGGGCTTCCCATTTACAGGTATTTTCATTTAAAATCCAAGAGTTAAAAAGTTTTATTGGTATAAAAGCATCTCTAATATAGTCATAAGTATATCCTATACCAGCGTAATTTTTTCTAAAAGTACCATTATATGATGTTTGTTTCCAATTTGTATATCCACCAGACCACGCCTCTAGCCAAGCAAGTCCTGAGCCTTCTTCATTTTGAGGATCTAATTCTAAATTATTAATGACAATTATACCTATTACATTATTGTTGTCATCAAGTTTTGCAAAATGCGCCATTAGAATGTAATGCTCCCGCTTCCTGTCCAAGTATAAATTTTATATCCACCAGCAGTTGAAAATGAAGGAGAGCCTGTAGTTGATGAGGCATTAGCCAAACTACTAGAATAACGAATAGAAACTAATCCGCTTCCACCAGATACAGTTCCACCAGTTCCGCCACCACCTCGGCCACCACCACCTCCACCTTCATTGGTTGCTCCTGCAGTTGGGGCTTTTGAGCCAAA